AAATATTAGATTGAATTTATGTATATTTGTTGGTAGTAAATATTATAATGCTTGCTATATTGATCTTAATCCAACAGGTGTTTATACTGTTTTTGAGAATGCATATGATACGTTCGATGAATGTGCCAATAATTGTAATGGTGTTATTTATAATGAAAAAAATAAAGCAGGTGCTTTAATAGAATACTCAGGTATAAAAAATTTTACTTTGACTAGGTCTCCTTTATGGAACCATGATCTTACTATAGATTTTGCTCCTACTATAAAAAATTACCTAAACAAGTTTACAATAGAAAAAATAAATGATTATTTTGATGTTACTGATAATTTGATTTTTAAGACAAGTGATATGATATTAAAGGATCAGTTTTTTAATGGTTCTTCTTATATTGAAAGTAAAGGTTATTCTGTATCGCAACCTATATTATGTAAAGCTGGTATAACTTATAAATACAATTTTGATAAAGCAGGAATGGGTAATAATATTAACTGCTGTAAAGTTGATAAATATGGTTTAAATCCTGTTGCATTTACTGTTAATTTATCCCCAGATGATAGTACAGCTACATTTTCATTTACAGAGGATACCTATGTTAGGATTAACTGTGGTAGAAACTTAGATTCTATTATTCTTACGGAGGAGTCTATATTCCCTGATCCTTTTTCCTACTCTCAAGGAGGTAATATATTAAATGAAAGTTTCATTCTTAATGAAAGTCAAAAAAAACAGGTTGAAAATATATCGGAAAATGCAATAAATAATTTAGCTAATAAAATTATAGCATGGGACGGAGATAGTATTGCTGCTGGCGACAAAGGTACACCTTGGGCAAGCATTATTATGTCAAAAAATAAAATGATAGGAAAGAATTTTTCAGTTGGTGGAGCTACCATAACTTCGGGTACAACAACAAGTAGCGGTATTAATAGACACTGGGTTAGTTATAATATAGATACTATACATCAACAATATCCAGCTTTAGATTATTTAATTCTTGAAGGAGGTTCCAATGATGCAGACTTAGAATCTCAAATCCAAATTGGTATATTTGACCCACTCGATTTTGATGGGCCATTTGATAATACCACATTCCATGGCGCTTTAGATTACTTATTCTCTAAAGCTATTACATACTACCCGGGCACTAAGATAGGATTTATTATAGCTGTTAAAATGGGTAAAGGTAAATATTCAAGTGTTTCAAATAGGAGGGATTTCTTTGATAAGATAAAACTTGTTTGTGAAAAGTGGGGTATTCCTTATATAGACTTATGGAAAACAAGCCCAATGAACCCAAATATGAGTGTATATTGGAATCCTGATTTAACTCCAGAAGAAAATATAGCTCAAGGTTATTATTATGCAGATAGTCAACACCCTACTACTGTAGGTTATAATTATACTGCCCCAATGATTGAAAGTTGGATTAAAACTCTGTGATTTATAGTATTATCATGTACCGCTACTTCTCCTACATATCAGACCTCGCAAATTGGGCCAAGTCCATCGCCATAGCCGCCGTTGTCACGGCGATGGACTTCGTTTCGCCGATCGAGAATTTCTTGGTGGTGATCCTGTCGCTGGCCTTCATCGATACGTTCTGGGGGCTGGCTGCGGATCACGGGGATTTCCGGAAGAGCAAGTTCATCCGTAGCTGGGTGTATATGCTGATATATCTATTAATCATTATCGTGTCGTTCTGGATAGGCATGATGATGGATAGCTCTGAGGATAACGCCAAGGCTTTCGTGTCTTGGATAACGTGGGCGATGATATGGTTTTACGGGACCAATGTCTTAAAGAACATAGGCAAGGTATTCCCGGATAACAAGGTGATAGCCTTCTTGTATTGGGTTGCCGCCGTGAAATTTATCAGCAAGGTCAATTTCTTGGATGAGTATAACAAGACAAAGAATAAAAAAGGCTCCCCAGATCCAAAAGGATAGGGGAGCCGGATAAATTTTAGCTTCCTGTCTTTCGCAAGGGAGGATAGCAATGTTAACAAAGCGCATAAAAGTATAAAAAATAATTGATATGAGAACGATTAACAGGAAAATCAACTTGATCGTGATCCATTGTTCGGCCACTAGGGTAGATAAGGATTATACCCCTGAGCAATTAGAGAGAGACCACAAGGCGAGAGGATTCAACTCCGCGGGTTATAACTATTATATCCGGAAGAGCGGGGAGATAGTATCTATGCGTCCATTGGAATTGATTCCGGCTCATGTGACCGGATATAACAAGAACAGTATAGGAATATGCTATGAGGGTGGTCTTGATCCGGACGGGAATCCGGATGATACACGTACGGAGGCACAGAGACAGTCGATTATAAGGCTGTTGTTGGATTTGGTCGTACAGTTCCCGGATAGTAGGATCTGCGGTCATCGTGACCTATCCCCGGATCTTAACGGTAACGGTAAGATTGAACCGGACGAGTGGATGAAGATGTGTCCGTGTTTTAATGCCGAGGAGGAGTATCGCAATATATGAAACCTTGGCAAGTAATATTAATACTAGTGTGCTTGGTAGCCAGTTTCACGGCTGGCTACCATATCCGGGGGGATGTGACTGATAAAGTCGTGTCTAAATCCGATACCGTATTAATAACCGACACGATCCATGACAGTATCCCGTATCCTGTTTACGAGACATTGGTGCGGACGATACCGGAGCCTTTTCCTGTCTACATTACATTAGACGGTGACACGGTAAAGGAACCTGTATATGTTCCGGTACCCATAACTAGCAAGGAGTACAAGACGGATGATTATAAACTCTCGATTTCGGGTTACAAGCCAAATCTCGATTACATCGAGGTCTATCGCAAGACTGAGTATATAACCAAGACGATCACCCCCCGTAGATGGGGAATCGGCGCGATAGCCGGTTATGGGATCGGTAAACACGGGTTGTCTCCCTATGTCGGGATAGGCGGGTTCTATAGGATTTGGTGAGGCTTCCGTGGCTCACACCCGGGAAACCTCTGATAATAGAATGAATGCGTTATATGAATAACAAGGGCTGACGTTTTTTTGTTCATGATAATTTATATTAGTTTGATGGTGACTTCGTGAGAACGAGCCGGAAAGGGAGGATAAAGAAAAAGAATCTTCCCTAAATAATCGGATCGGAAGTTTGATTATTTTTTCATGCCACGCACGACGGGAAGATTCTTATATGTCTTTCTGCCGTGCATTTTTTGTGCCCGGCTTTGATAGTAAAACAAACCACGAAATAAAAAGTTTATGAATAAGGTGGAAATTTTTTACAAAAAAGTGATAGAGGCAGTCTGCAAGGAGTGCGGGACCGATCCGGTAATGATGTTTAGCAACAACAAGGAGAGGAACGTTGACGCTAGGGGAGTGGCTATAACCATACTGGCCGATCGCAAGTTGAGCGACAATATCATATCCGATCTGACTGGAATGACGAGGCAAGCCGTGAACCGGATGCGTAACTTGTACCCGGACAGGATAAGGAGGAGTTACTACCTGAGGAGGACGGTGGAGAGCGTCAAAGAGGAGCTATCCGGTACGGTCTGAGGGTGCGTTATGTTGTAAGGCATGTGATTTGTCTATGAAAAAATTTTCATATAACAAAATTTTGTGCGACATTTGCGGAATAAAAGGTGATTTTTATAGCCTCGTCAAGTAACCAGCCTTGGCTGAGGCTTTACTTTTAACACCTTATATCTTAAAAAATGTATATTCTAAATAGATCATGAAAAAATATGACAGCGATCGTAGGAGTTTTAAATAAACATGCTGTAGCTATTGCGGCGGATAGCGCAATTACTACAACGGGTCTATCTAGACGAAAGGTCTTTAATCGGGGGAATAAAATATTCACGTTGTCTAAATTTCATCCAGTAGGCGTTATGATTTATAATAACGCTGCATTAGAGGGAGTGCCTTGGGATGTTATAATTAAACTTTATAGAAGGTCTTTGGGAGATAAATCTTTTCCAAAATTGGAGGATTATAAAAAAGATTTCATAAGATTTATCTATAAAAAGAATTTTTTTATAGATAAATCAATTCAGTTAAGCTATTTAAGTGCGTCTGTTCAGTTTATCATTACTAATCTTATCGGGAATGAGGCTGGTCGATTGTGTGGAGGTATAAGGGATGACAATCATGATGATTTTTTGTCACAGATGAAAAGATTAATGAGACAGTATTCTGATTTATATTCTTCCACAAAACAATGTGAGTCTCTAAGTGGTTATAAGATTGATGATTTCGTTAAGTATTCATCAAAAGTTTTTGATGACCTAATCAATTCTCTAAATCAGATATCTCCAGATAAGGAATTTAGGGAATATGCGGAGACTCTTATTTTCAATATGATAAAATCAGAGCATGATAATCTCCCTTTTACAGGTATAGTTTTTGTTGGTTATGGTGAAGATGATATATATCCTAAATTGGATCCTGTTAATATTTCATTGGTCATAGACAACAAGCTTCGATATTATGATGATATAAATAATTCTGTTGAGATATCGGATAAAAATTCATCTGCGATTCAGCCTTTCGCTCAAACTGATGTTATGGATACAGTTTTACTAGGTATCGATCCCAAATTAGAAAAGTTGTTTATTGAAAATTTTAAAAAGACGATAACTAAATATGGAAACATGATCGCAGAAGGTGTAGATAGAATTGATCCTCAAATGGCCGCCAAGATACGGGACTTGGATATAAGCGGAGTTGTCAATGAATTTAGAATATTGAATAGGGAATTGAAAAGAAAGCAATATATTATACCTCTAGTAAGGGCTATCTCTTCTTTAGAGAAAGAAGATTTAATAGATGTGGCAGAAAGTTTGATATCATTGACTTCCTTAAAAAGAAGGATGACCTTTGAGGAAGAGAGTGTGGGCGGTCCGGTAGATGTGGCTGTTATTTCTAAGGGGGACGGATTTATTTGGATAAAAAGAAAACATTATTTTGACCCGAATTTAAATGATCATTTTTTTAAAAACTATTATAGATAATACATATGGGAACGTTATTACAGTCTGATGCAGGTTATTTGTTCGCTCTTGATAATGATGTTATCATGAATGAACCTAATGAATTGGATGCCTATATAAAATCAAAAAGGATCCAAGAATGTAAAGATTCATTAGAGGATGGTATGAGCCTTGATGAAATATCGGAGGTCGTTTCCAATAGGTTAGTTGATCTTATAAAAAAACAATTAACAAGGGAATAGTATTCTATATTTCTTTATAACAAAAAAGCGTCGTCAACACAAATTGGCGGCGCTTTTTTTGTCTCATCCCCTTCCGCAAAGAACTAGCAACAACCTCGCAACAAGCTAGCAAGGAGATATTTATTTAGCAAAGCCCTTCTCATGATTTTTGTCGTGTCCGGTAATGGTGCCGGATTAACGACAAAAATTAAAGATAATGGATAGAAATTATTTTATCGGTACTCCCGAAGGAGGCAATTCCGGTGGAAGTAAGTTTGATATCATGGCCTTTCTCCCGAGCTTGATGGGCGGTGGTGGAAAATCATTGGACCCCAATTTGGTAGCGGCTTTGATGAACAATAAGGGCAATCAAGACGCTTGGGGCGGTGGTGGTTGCTGGTGGATCTGGATCATCCTCCTGTTCTTCGTATGGGGAGGCTGGGGTGGCAACGGCTTCGGCAACAACGGGGCTAACGGATTACCGGCTCAATTGAACAATGACGCTGGTCGTGAATTGTTGATGAACGCTATCCAAGGAAACGGAACGGCTATCAGCCAATTGTCATCTTCCTTGAATTGCTCAACCCAACAATTACAAAACGCTATCTGCCAGATCCAAGGACAGATCCAGAGCGTGGGTAACCAAGTAGGCATGAGTTCCCAACAAATCATTAACGCCGTCCAAAGTGGTAACAATCAATTATTGAGCCAGATCGCCGAGTGCTGCTGCACGGTTAACAACAACATCACTAAGATGGGCTACGAGAACCAATTGGCTAGCTGCAACCAGACAAACACGCTGGTGAATACGATGAACAACAACACGTTGACTCTCCGTGACTCAGGTCTGCAGAACACCCGTGATATCATCAACGAGGTTCGTGATTTCAAGAGCTTGTATCAACAAGACAAGATGGATCGCTTGACGGCGGAGAACCTAGCCTTGAAAGGACAGATCTCCCAAAGCAACCAGAACGCCTATTTCGCCGCTACTCTACAGGCGCAGACCGCCCCTCTAGGTAACGCCTTGGGTGATTTGAGCTCAAGATTGGCCAAGATCGAGTGTAACCAGCCGGAGGTGGCAAAGGTTCCTTACTCCCCCGTGGTAGGCATACCCACTTGCGTGGCCGCCCAGTACGGATTAGGCCTAGGTCTCGGTAACTGGGGAAACTTCGGCAACGGATGGGGATAATGAGTTAATAACCTAAAAATAAAGAGTTATGGCATTCATTAGTCCTTTCATAATGGCGAACAAGAACGGTATCCCACGTTTGGAGAGCACGGGCGTTACGGTCGGGACGACCAACGTTCGTTTCTCCTTCCGCAATCACCCGTTCCTGTCAGCCCCGTTTAGCGGGTTGATCTTGTTTCGTCTGGCCCAGCCTATCCCGGCTGGTACTACCGGGACATTGCCGGTAGTGTTTGACACGAACGGCTCCACGCAGGCGCTAACGACCATTAACGGCGCAGATGTCACGGCATCCGATATAACCGGCACCGGAATCTACTTGTGTTACTATGAGTCGGGCAATAATACGCTCCAGATAATGACGGGAGTGGTGTGATAGAGTATCAACGAGAGACCGGAGCGATCCGGCTCTCATAAAAACCAAGAAATATGTTCAAGAATCAGAGACAAGGGAATCCTTTATATATCCTTCATAAGGGGAATACGCCGTTTTGTGAGGTTGGAAGCATAGTCAGCGTGTCCCCTCCGAGACCGGAGAATCCAAATTTCAATATGTATGGTCCGCAAGCTAAAATCGTGGTGGACATAAAGGCCAAGGTAGGTGAGGACAACGTCAGCTTCTCCAACGTCTTGTCCGACGTCACCATTACGGATTACCCCACTACAAACGGGGAGAAACTGGTTGTGTCATGCGATCTAGGTGCCCTGAATACGGAGATCAACGCCATGATGCAGCAAAGCCGACAGGTACTTGACAGCATCGATTACCATAAATCCGTGATTGAGGGGTGCGAGAAGATGCTGGTAATACTGAACCCTGACTTTGCCCGGGAGAAGGAGAGGGAGAGTGAGATCGCTAACATGAGAAACGAGATGTCCGATCTGAAGGAGGCTAACGCAAGGTTGGTTGCCATGATGGAGCAACTTGTCGGTTCCGTGAACGGTAATAATAACAATAATAAAAAAACAGAGTGATATGGGAACATATAGCAGAAAACTGAAGGAGCTGATCGAGGAATTCGACGCCATGGAAGACGAGGATATGTTGGAACTGGCTAAGGAGGCCTATAAGCTTGGCTGTAAGGAAGGAAAGCGGAAGGCCATGGAAGGCTATGGCAACCGCATGGAGGAAGACGAAGACGATGAGTTCGAGGACGACGACGAGTTCCGTGAGATGTGGGAGCGTGGCGGCTACGGCAACCGTGGCGGCGGTCGTGGATCATCCGGGGGAGGCTATGGCAATCGCCGGGGAGTAAGAGGATCCGGACGTGGACGTAGGTAATAATAATCATGGGAGGGGCGAAAGTCCCTCTCTTAAATCAGCAGATCATGAGATTGGACGCATACGATAAGTTCCCTACGGGAATGAGAGAATATTTAAAGGCGTATGGCTGGCATTTCTCCAAGGCCATGTGCGATTTCGCCGTTTCCCGGATGTGGACGGTAGACGATTCCGGAGATAAAAAAGAGACTAGGAGTTATACCAAGGAGGACGTGGATAAGATACTGAAGCAATATGGCGTTAAGTTAAGTAAGTCAGAAGGATATGACTATGTCTATGTCGCTAATATGTGCCTGTTCGATTTTCAATCGAGATTGCCATTGAATGAGCAAGGGCTAGCTAGGTATATCAAGGCCGTGATAGATGATCCAGATGGCTATGATGGCATGGTGTTCACAAGGTATTACGCTGATTGCATAGGGTCTGGCACGCCTATAATCTGGGAGGAGATGATGTGATGGGAGGCTGGGGCTACATACTGAGGATCTTGAAGGGAGAGTCCCCCAAGGACGTGCTGGCGAGTATGCCGGAGAAGGATTTTGACAAGGTATCCGAGGTGGTTGGCAATCTCAAGGCTACCAATCTCACCCGGCAACAAAGGAGGAGGATAGAGCGGGAGTTCAAGACGGTAAGGAGATGATACGACGGGATTACCATATCAAGAGATACGATTGGGTGATCCACGTGCTGTATAACGTCACCTGCTCGAGGACATCCGATATCATAGCCCTATTGAGGAGGGTCGGTTGCCCGGAAAGCAAGATACGGGAGGCTTATGGCAACGTAGGATCCTGCAAGCTGGACGTGGGACTTACTTATTCCAACTACCGGCGAAGGGAATCCGTCATGGTGATAGGCCGGACCTCGTCTTACGGGGAATTCTCCAATTCGCTGTTCCACGAGTGCCGGCACTTGACGGATCATATGTCCTTGGCCTTGGATCTGGAGATCGGAGGGGAGCCTATCGCTTACTTGGCTGGCGATATAGGAGCCTTGATGTCCGATGAGATAAGGATGTTCATCTGCGATTGCCATCGTCACAGGAACGATATAAACGATGAGTTATGGGAAAGAAAAAAGAAGATAAAAAGAAAAAGGAATCCGTAAGACGGGAGATAGACCTCCTCACGGATTCCTTGGATTTCGAGCCTATAAACTTTCATGAGATTAAGGCTAGGATCAGGTACTTGATGAGCATAGAAGGGAAAAGAAAGTGACATTATACTTTATCCTCTATGCTGACATCAGGGCTTGTCGTGCCTTATTGAGCGTGTCTTGATCAACCTGTCCGTTGATCGCGTTCATTTGATCCGATGGGATACCTTGGATATTTCCACCTTGCTCAACCGCTTGTTTGTTGGATTGAATGGACTGAAGTATCTGGTCTGATCCGGGGTAATATGATAGTGATAACATTTGCTCCGCGGAAATGGCTCCGGCCATCCATAATTCCTTTACCAAGTCGTTTAACATCATTCTCGCTACCGGAGATTCAGCGGATTCCTTGATGTTGACCTTGAAATCTATATCTTGGACTGTCTTCGGGTCATACTCATTATAAGTGGCATAACCCGCTGATCTCTCCATCGATATGTTCCTTGGGGATTGATAATATTGATGGATCGTTTTCATCTTTTTACGAGCGATCTCGGCCTCGAACGTGGAGAACTTGGTTAGTAACGTAGCGATAGATGTAGTGGAGTTCTGTGTTTCCATGGCATATCTGCTTGCCGCTGTTGATCCCGACGGGGTTTTCCCTTGCAAGGCTTCCGACACGGACGTTATATCGTTTATGAAACTCAATTGTAATTGCAATAGCTCCGTGGTACCGATATTGGTAGAGTTCGATGTTATGACTTCCGGTTTGTTCCCGCTCTTGGACGGCTCGTAAAAAATAAATGATCCGATCTCAACGAATTGCTCGGCGAACTCACGATTGGACATCCCGTCCGGAACGGAGTCTTTAGGGATCATCTTTACTCCCTTTACCGCTGATTGGATAGCCAAGTCGTTAAGCATGATCAGCCGGTTGATGTATCGTTGCTGATCTATGATAACGGAAATAAAAGGAACTGTCCGTCCATTCACCAAATAGTGTAGCTTGTAAATATAGGGGTGAGACTTATATTCATAAGGCGTGTCATACTCGGTAAGTACACGTCCGTCCGGTGATAGCATTTGGAAATGCCAATATTGATCTATTATATAGGTGTATTCTATCAATGGGATCTCTTCCGGAGGTAATCCCTGTGACATTCCCATACGCATACGATCCTCATTCTCTCTCTTGATAACAGGAAGATCGCTAAGCTCTATCCTGTATATAGGATCATCGGTGTCCATGATATCCACGCAACGGTATCTAGGCTTGTTCTCCAATGTCCAAACATGGTAGGTCCGGCACAGGTCGGCGGCGGGAGGCGTGTCGAAAGACTCGTCCATGAAACGATCGGTCTGCTGGGTTCCCAGATTTTCCATACGATTGAGCCAAGGTGAGTAAATCTCCTCTAATTGCCTGTAATCATACTCGGACTCCGCTAATACCGAGGCTAGCTCGCCTAATGTATAGTCACGGATCTCCCCGATCAAGGAATCATCCCAGTGCCTTGGATCATTGGCTTTCGACTCATAGAAGAAATAGGAAGGGTTGACCACGTAGGTGTAGCTGTCCTCTATATCGTCATGGCTAGACCATTCTTCCGTTACCACGGCGCATCCACCGCAAATAAACTCTATCATTTCGGAGGTGAGGACATCTTTCATAAGGTTATTTTCCCAGTTGGTCTGTAAAGCGTCCGTCATCATCTGTGACTTGGTATCCGCGTCTTTCTGCCGGGCGAAACATACGGGAAGGGTAGCGGTCTTTGCGTATAACCCCGCCAATGTATTTACGATCTTGAAAAGATGATTGTTCTGCAAAGCGACCCCTCCCGTACGCCTCGCTATCCTATCGCGTTCCTTCGTTCTTTTCCCGTCCTTGTCCAACACGATATCACCCCATTGGTCACCGAACACGTAACGGAAATTACGAAGACGGGTGGCCCTGAAATCGCTAAGGTTTTCCCAAGCGTTTTGGCACCTAGACAGTAAAGGTATGTTGGTCTTGTCCGTGCCTGATATCTTGACGCGGTGCTTGACGCTATCAACCGTCGTGGGGCGTCGGGAAAACCGTGATTTAGGAATAAGTCGTTTCATGATTGATCTTTTTAATCGCAAATAAATCGAATAAAAGCACTTGGTTTTGTCAGAATAACCAAAATAACAAAATAATCATACCTAAAGCCCTATTTTTGCCAGAAAAGGATCACAAATGACATATGAGTTTGAATATATAAAGGCGATAAATAAATGCGAGATGCTATCCAGCTTCGAGGGACGTGATCTCGTCGGGGATAGCGGGGAAAGCCTATATCTAAAGATAAAGATAACGGAACAGGACAGGCCTCTTATAAGGACATATCTGGAACAAGCGGCAAGGTCGTTGGAGGAAGGCATGTCCAAAATCATAACCTCTTCCGCTTACTCGGAAGAAGGGTTCGTATGGGAGGTCAGGACGGAGGATACACGTTGGAACGTCAACAGGAAACTGGACGAGAACCTGTTGGACGCTCTGGTTGGTTATTCCATGATGAGTTGGCTTTCTGATCGGAAGCCTGATAGGATAGGGGTTTATAAATCTTTGTGGGAGGATATGTCCGTCATGTGCGTGAAGAACATATACAGGAAGAATCCCCCGCTATTAAAAAAAGCATGATATGGACATAAATCTAGGTTGGACATATTTAAAGCATGACATAGACCAGTGGACGTGGAGGCTGGGAGATATGAGAAAGGAGGATCCCGGTAAAAGATTCTCCTCGCAGTCCGATGATAACGAGGCCGATGATACTTTTATAAGACGCAAGATAGAGGAGGCGGTGGCGACCTTAAAGGTTTCCTTGTCCGGTATCTTGGAGGATATGCCCGGCGATTCGGATGACTCATTGGATACCGATGCCGTGAATTGGGTGTTGCGCATGAAGGATCGTCGTGGAGGATATGATAGTGAGTCATTGGCGACCTTGATCCATAAATACGTGGTGTGGTTCGTCCTTTGGAATTGGTGCCTGATTTACTTTGAGGAACTAGCCGGAAAGCTAGAGGAGGAGTTAAAGGGTATAGCGTCCATGATAGAGGAAACCGCCTATTCAAGGAAAGCTCCTCGAAAGTGCAAGAGGAAGCCGTTTAAGGATATCGATGATGTCATTGTTGATGATGTCATTATAGAAACAGGAGAAATATGAGAGACAGGAAAATCATACAGCCACGTGTCGATATGCGTGGATTTGAGTTAACGATAACGCTATTGAGGTGCGAGATTGAGTATGACGTGGATTTCGAGACATGGAAGGTTGGGGATGTATCGGGCCTTCCCGGAAAGGAAAGAGCTGGGCTGGAGACCTCAGAGGAAACGGCGGATTGGATGTTTCGTCAAGTGAATGATGCGTTGTCGGAGGCTACCGGCCATTTACGGGCGTTTTCACCTTGGGTTCAGAGCCGCGCCGTAACGGACGAGGTGAAGGATGATAGGGAATGGATCATAAACTTGGTGATGGAAAGAGGATGGCGTGGAGATCCGAGGAGATTGGCCGTTTATATCCACCGTTTCGTGGTTGATAGCGTATTATCTTTTTGGTATAGGATGGTAGATCCATCTAGGGTACAGATGTACGCCTCTCAAAAGGAGGAGGATCGAAGAAATATCATAAACGAGGCAAGGGAGACACAGGTTAAGGATGTTTATTTCAGATTATAAATCATGGGAAAAGGTTTTGAGAATGGTCACATGAAGATGGGAGGAAGGGAGAAGGGAACCCGGAATAAGAACACGGAGATAAAGAATTTTTTCCGTGATTTCGTAATCGACAATCAGGAAGAGTTCAAGAAAGCTTTCCTCAAGCTAAAGGATAAGGATAAATGCGCTGTTTATTTAAAAGCTAGTGAGTTCGTGGTACCAAAGGTATCCTCTATAAAGTTCGAGGACGCTAAAAACACTAATTCCGCTATTGAGTTGTTGAAGGTAGCGGCCAGTTACAAGCAAAAAAAATGACATATACCCCCGGCTAGGCCGAGGGGTACTTTAACGCATCCTCCAATCCCTTCTAGTCTCGAATCTTACTCTGGTTCCTGATAATGTATCTAAATCATATAGGTTTGAGAAATAAACGAGCCGATAGTATTTAAAAGCCCTTTGCCTAAGAGATTTAAGCCGAGACCAATTTTTCCTATCCGCGCTTACGAATACCGCTATCTTGATTTTTGAGGACTCATCCTTTCGTAAACCCAACGTCCTAAGATCGACTAGTACCTTTAAAGAGAAAGGATCTCCTAACGTCAAGGCACGTGTGATCGCTATGCCTTTTCTGGTATCTTCAGAGATATATTTTTCCAGTGAGTACAAAACGTTACCTATTTGCACTACCGAGCTTGGATAATCTTGCGCCATGGCCTTGACCTCTTCCCCTACGAAAGTGGAGAATTCCCCGGTGTCCAAAGAATATACATAATGCTTTCTAGTCCCTTTGGGATAAATATGCAATAGGGAATTCGTATAATCATAGGCAATCTTACAAGCTCGCAATGTCTCTACGAAAGTTTCCGTGTCCGGGATGAAAAGATCGCTAAAATCCGGGTTGACATTAAAGAATGTCTCATCAATATTTACTCCTTCCAACGATGACGATAAAAGGCTGATATCGGAGCCTTGCAATAATTTAAGGCCACGCTCGGTACTGAATACTATCGAGGAATCCAGTTGCGTGATACTATCCGGATTATTGCAAACATCCCTGCTTATAGGTTGGATGGAGGAATACAATCCCGCGTCCGATAATTGCAAGGCCCATATCCCATCGGAAGAGAAAGCGTATAAGGGAAACTGCCCGAATTGCCCTTGGGACAGCGCTTTCGTGGTGGATCGGATACCTACGATCTCACCGGTTCCCACCGTGTTTATTCCCGCCAACGGGAAATAAAACGGGTTATTGACCTCGGACGTATATATCTTGTTTGGCATATTGACCGACTTGTCCGTTGATATTGGTGTGCTATCGCTGCCCGGTTTAAATATGATCGGGGCGTATGAGTCGAAATAGTAAGCCCCGTTCAGCGTGTTATGCGGAGAGAGGGTAACGATCGCTTGGTATCCGTCCGAGTTTCGTGTTATCACCATCTTGTATGCGTTAGCGTTGGGGTAATATAGGTAATGCAAATTGATACCAAGGTTATATGAGGAGGATGTTTGAACGACGATATCCTTTTCTCCTTCTCTTATGAAAACCTTTATGCTCAACGTGCTGCTACCGTCGTTGTACGTTACCATGGACTCCGGAGGATAACCGTCAAATAGTATCCTTTTTATATTAGCTATATTTAACCGCTGGTTATAAGTATAGGAATAATCAGGTATTAGCCAATCTAAATTCTGGTACCCGTCCGCGTCAACAAGTTGCTCTCGATTTTGCAACGATTCCAGCACATTATCCTCTAAAGTGAGAGAGCGTCTTTCACCCCCGTTATAACCGCACAAGTCCTCATACGCTATGCTTGCTACTTTGTAAAACAATGAATTATCCGGCACCTTATTATCCATGGCCTTTCCGGGTAAGACGAGTTGATCGGTATAACCTGATCCCGGCAGGGCTATGGACAAGGCTCCCTCGAATGTATGCCTGTTGTAATATCCTCCACCAATAGAGTACACCCCGAAACCGTTATCGTCTGATATTTTTTGTGCCCCATTAATCTCCCCATAATAATCAAAGGTGTATATTGGCGGCGTTATGAATATATCAAGGCTTTTAACTATGTCCTTCCACCATTCCCTTTGATTCCCCATTCCGCTGACTTTGTAATTAATGGAGCATACCACTGAGGATATAATGAAGTTTACAATGATCTTTGCGTCAAAATCCTCTGTGTCCACGTCAATAGTAAATGGAACGTGAGGAGTTACTCCGGACGATGGTATCATCAGTATCGGGGCTGATTGCATGTAAGACGTTCCGTCATATAGTCTATAAGCGTAACGAATAAAGAACGGATATATAAACATGCCTCGATCTACACTTCTCTCCCTGATAAATTTTGAGACATATCCCATCACGGAATTACTGATAGTTGATAGTTGATCTTCCGTAAAGGCTCCATCATAGGGCGGATCAACGGATACGGACAATTGTTCGGTCTTATCCAATGATCCTACCAATCCGAATGACAGGATAGGGAAGGGGGGCTTATCTCCTAATTCCTTATAAAACTCTCCATCCCAAAGTAAATATCTTATAGGATCTTCGCTTATTACAATCAAGGTGTTTCCTATGGACGTGATAGCTTTGGGAATTTTGTCATATTGGTTCGCTCCAATAAGATGGGTCGTTCCGTCCGTATCCGCATAACGTAAAACATTCGTCTGGAAAAAGATATAGTGAAGGAAATCCTTTGTCCGATGCACGTACATAAGTATCGATCCTTCCGGAAGGGTTATGCCTAATTCTTTCGGAGGCTGTATATTCACCAACTCACCATTCTTGGGTATCAAATTTACACATTCTGATAATTCCCCCTCGTTTCCGATAGATGGAGAACGGTGTATCCCGTAGGATAATGAAATATCTTGCTGTTCCATTTTTTGCGATAAAATTATATGATATAAGTAATAGGTTTTGACATATTGATCAAAACCTATTGCATTTAGGTGGCCTTGATGTGCCTGTTATGATATCTCTGAAATTAGGCAACTGCAAATAGAACGAGAATCTGCTTAACGGTCTCCATCGTTCAAGCAATGATTGGTTGCACTCATTCCATCTATCTTTTCCGAAGCGGATATCCAAGGCATTAGTTATCTTACGCACGATAGACTGGATGTATGGTACATTTGCCCTGTTCCCAATGGAAGGGGTATAAATACATATTTTGTATATTCCTCCATTAATACAATCCCAGCTTCCCCTATAAAAAGTGATATGGGCTTTGTCTAGTATTGCCTCGTCTGATAAGCTTATAAATCCGTTATAACTTCCGATCAACATCGCTTCGAATACTTTTAACCCAGTGGACGAGCGAAGAAGCTTTTTCAATTCTCTCTCGTCCCGGACAATTTGGCTTATTCCCATAAATAGCTATTTTAATTGTCGACTTTCCGTATTACTAAAGAGTTGAACGTGTTCAACTGATATTTAAGACCATTAGATAGATCCTCGCACATGTAGCATTGCTGATCGTTGGAATAATATACCTTGAAATCATGGGCCATGCCATTGATACGTATGATATCGTTCTCCATGACATCGTCCCCATCCTCGTATTTCTTTCCGGTAGGGTGTGATCGTCTTGCCATTATCAATGTAAGAGATACTGGGGCGTCTTCCCACGTTAAGTATCTACCTGTTAATTTATAAATACTGCCTTTTGGAAGTACGATCGCCGAGTTGTGATCCTCGACGGAAAAATATTCCTCGTCATGCGCCGATCTCTCGTCCGTCCATACCTCTCCTTGCCGCACTGGGAAGTTATCAAGAATAACCTCGTCACCATTCTTGTTTACGGCCAAGAATACTATTGTTTGCTTGCCTAACTTCATGACATATTATAGTTTACTTATTCCTCGATTTGATGATTACTTTTACTCATGATTCTGTTATTCTTAATGTTGTACTAACTCTAACTCTGATTCAAAAAATTCCTCGAAATACATTTTCCCGTTAGGATAATGGAGCATAACACAATAAAGGTTTTCTTTACGTGCCCCATCTTTGGTTTTAACTAAAGACTTTTCTTCCACGACTTCAGCGATAACGCCGACTTCCGACTTATGCCTTTCGTTCGTACACCACACATGTTGTTTGATTTTATATTTTGTTGCCATATTCATATCTTTTTAATTATGAGCCTTCATAGTAGGCTCGGTTAATACTATTCCTCTAATCACCATTCTCTTTCATCCGTTGCAATACATCCTTGCTCGCTTCGAGTATCTCGTCGAAAGACGGGATAGGTATCCATGCGACCCTTGTATAGTGCATCGCTAAGTTAACCGCCCATTCTTTGCCATCGTAAGAATCACTAGACACAAAGTATTTCCCGCTTATATTCATTCTGCTTAGAACTAAAACCTCGTCTTTATTCTCCGGTAGCCGGTCATTAATATTTATCCACGGAGATTGCTTTGCCTGCCATTCGGCACCGGCCTTGAAGCCTCTTTTAAAATCATTCTCGCATATAAGGGAGGCGATTTTATCATCTTCCCCCCATGGGAACTGGCTTGAATATTCTTTTGCCGCATCTTCTATCGTCTGTCCCATATCAATATCTCTTTCCATTGTTAATGCTTATTGTTTAAATTCCCAAAACGAAAGCTTGCCTTTCACGCCTGTTATCGGCTTGTCAAACATTACAGGGTTTGCCAATACCCAATTATAGACAACCTTTCTGCCTGTAATATTCTCATGCAGTTTAGGATTCATGCCGACTGTGTAGTTTTCTGTTTTCTCTGCCCAAATGGATGAATGATTTACTACGCAATCCACAATCTCTACGCTGCCAATGATTGTACCAAAAGGCAGATTACCAAACATTGTTTCTTTAGCAATCGTACCAAATGCAGCCTTCATTTGGGCATCAGTTAAATCGACGCTAAACTTTTTACCATGAGAACCGGCAGCATGAATAAGCACACGTCCACGATAGTTAGTTCTCCAAGTACGATTCTCAATGTCTTTGATATCGTGGACTATCAAGGAGGCCCACGGTTGTTTGATGGTTATTGCTTTCATTTTTAACCTCCTTTTACCAATTCTAGATTATCATAAACATTACCTATTACTTTAATTTCTCTTTTATAATCAGTCCACCAGCAAGGACTAACTTGCTGCCAATAACGAGTTTTAAGATCACAGTCCAAATCTGTAAGATTAGCCAAGCAATAACTCGCCCATTCATCTATGTACCTGATCAATTTAGGATATTTGCCATTCACGCTGATAATGTCCCCCTCGTAAATCTCCTTTCTGCTCTTGTCTTTTAAGCCTGTGAACTGGCCTATAGTTGTTTCATCGCACATAACTCCAGACAATTGAAAGAAGTGAGTATCACCTCTAAAATTATACTCTCTCTCAACATACAGTTCATTCTGCTGGTCTATAATGCAATAGTCGTCGGCTTGAACCAATCCACCATACGCCCATTTATTATTATCAATACGCTTCGCTCTGAATTTAATCTCACGCATTTGATCCTCCTTTCTCTAAAATATCATCACAAGCCTCACCATCACACCTTACCGGCTTTTGATGGAAGGCGCACCAAGCGCCCCCGTTTGCGTCTTCATCCTCGATAAGTCGGCAATCACCGCATTTATCTGTTAGGTATTTCTTGTCAAGGTATCCTTCCTTGATAAGCCATTCAATCATATTCACAACAGCATCTAAGACATTCTTTTTCATAACCTCATGCTTGCAGTCGTATCCCAGTTCTGTGTATTGGATGAACCAATACACGCTATCTTTTGTGATTTCCAAACTTAAATCGGGTCGGTTGCGTTGTGAAATCGTGGCAGGAAGCATGTTTATCAGCTTGGATAGAGACCAAGCCGGGAATGCCATATCTTGATCCACATGATTTTCAACCCTGCCATATTCAGATGCGACCGGTAATTCAAATTCATCCAAATACATGTCTGCCGTATCCGGTCTCACCCCGGCCTCTAACAGGCGTGATGATTGTTTTTTATTCGTGCAAATTTGATTCATATTATAATTCGTTGTTAAAATATTCCTTACATTTAAAACCTTTTCTCGGGGTAAAGTCCTTGAAGTCGCAACTCATGTATAGCTCTTTCCTGTCAGCCCAATGCGCCATGTCCTTTTGCCATTGCGGTATGACTTGGTTGGGATTATTAAGATCCCTGTATGGCTGGCAATGCGGTACAAACCTACGGCTTACGCCTTTCCAGTGATTTACCCTATGATATGACTCCTTAAACTCCATAAGTATGCAATAAAGGAAATACTCGCCTTTAAATCCATGCTTGTCAATCAACCTAGCCGCCCTCTCGACCTCGGCTATCTGCCCGGGCGTGTCACATCCAAATCGTATACGCTTTATCCATTTAACCTGTGCGAGAAGTCTGGCGATATCATCCGTTATCAGCCTAGCGTCCAAACCCTGATTAAAGTCAACCCGTAGTCCCATGGATACGATCTTCTCGATCTGCCGTAAACCATAATCGGAGGCTAGAATATTGTTATCCATTAAGATCACGTGCCTTCGATCTCCGGCCACTTCCTCTATATCCATATACGGCGTGATATTCCCTTCTTTGGCCGGCACGACGCACCATTTGCATTTATTGGGGCATCCACGGGTCAAGAAACCGTATGCCTCTTTCTCTATGCCGTATATGCTATAATCAGGATATGTACGATCTATATCGTCAGGTAGGTTCCTCGTTATGTCATAACCGGTTCCTCCCTTCTCCACTTGATCGCAATTAGTCATATATTGCCGGTAATCCGGAGTGAATCCGAATACCTTGGCCATATAGACCTTATCGTAATGATCGAAAGGGTTGTACCAATCCACGGTGTCGCCTCTAGCCTTGTGGTATGAACTTATTTTCATCAAGGCTAGATTGGGATATGAGCTGTCAACGGCCAATAATCCTATATTATCCATATCTTTCCCTCAATTCATCGATGTAAGATAAATACCATTCACGACCTATCTTTTTGTCACGTCCTTCTCCTAATGCGCCAAAAGGATCGTACTCTATAAACTCCTCGGTCTTGCAGAAAGGGCAGGGGACATCGCCGCCTACGGTCAATCCCCCAACCTCGCTATCATATGAGTCTAGATCCCATAGATATCCGTCACAGCATCTTGCGTCTGGATAAGGTGCGCCGAAAAAAGGGAACTCGGGACATTGTTTTATTTTCTCTTCCATATCTATCCCTCCTGAATAATTACACATTCTATCTCTTCGTCCCATGTGACATCCACCGGATCGTATTCATACTCTCCATCGGACGTGCGGATCATTACCTCCGCTTCCGGGTCTTGCTCTTGGAGCAATGTTATAAGATCTTTATTTCTCATTCTTTCATCCTCCGGATTATATAATCAACAACGTCCTTTACGGTAAGGCATCGTCCGGGATCATCATCAGGGATCGATATGCCAAACTCTTTCTCTAATTCCATTAATAACTCTATCTCGTCAAGACTGTCCATCCATAGATCATCCTCCAGCTTGGATTCCATCGTAAGTGGCTGACCTTTGTGATAACGTTTACTCTCAATGATCTCAAATACTTTGTTCTTTATAGTTTCTTTTTCCATTTTCATGATCGTTTTATTTATTATTGAAACATTGATGTCTGTATTATCTTTTTACCACTAGGTAATATGATTTCACCTAGGCATTCTTCCTTAAACCTTTTATCTTGGGCATTGAAATATTCCTTGTCTATCTCGGTTGCGTAAAAATCAAAACCCATTTTATAGGCGGCTATACGGCTGCTTCCGCTCCCCAAATGAGAGTCATAAATTTTGTCACCGGGATTGGCGTAATTTTTCAAAATCCATAAATACAATGAGAGCGGTTTTTGGTGTGGATGTATCTTTCTCTTTCCGGTCTCATGTCCCATCCTATATCCATCCCACGGAATGGAGACAAGATTGCATGGGATTTTTTTTGACACGTAGGCTATCTCACATTTCGAGTATTTAAACACATCGTTATTGTTGCTCATCTTATCCCAAACAATCAAATAGTTGGTATTTCCTAGATATTGGGTGTAATAATTATATCCCCATATGATCTGATCCTTGCTAATTCTTTTTAACTCATCGAAGTATGACGCATCCTTGATAGGGCTATTCTTATAGGATGTATCCTTGAATTTATACCCATTATTCCTTTTCTTCCAGTCCTCTCCTATACCATACGGTGGATCAACGATAGCTAGATCAAAGAATTTATCAGGAATGTTTCTCATATAGTCCATACAATCCTCGTTGTAAACTTCGCTTATAGCCATAATATTTGATTTTTATTTACTCTCATCATAGAGAATACGGTATTCAACTATGATGAATGTCTTTCTTTAAATTGCTGTCGAATATTTTAATACACTCAAACAGGTATTTGGCGACCGTCGGATTTACCGCATTTCCGATCGATCCAACTCTGTGTGTCCAATCGCGAATCCCATCATTGATTCCAATATGCTCACGATCTGGCATTTTGTAAATCCTTTCAGAGAGAGGAAATCTACCGTGTTGTTTTGGTGGCGGGACAAATATTGTTTGAGCCTTATTCCACTCTTGAACCCTCCACGTTTGTTGTTTGATTTCGTTGGAGTAGGCAATAACGTACACCCTTTCACGATGATGGTCGAATCCAAAGGCGGCGTTCGATAGACATTGCCATTCCGCATCATACCCTGTTTTGGAAAGATCGCAAAGGACTCGCTCGAAACCTCGAACAAGGAGCATTGGGCTGTTCTCAATGATGACGTATCGAGGTCTAACTTCCCGTATGACTCTATGCATCTCACTCCATAGCCCAGAGCGACTTCCGGTGATACCAACACCTTTTCCCGCAATGCTAATGTCTTGACACGGAAATCCTCCACTAATGATGTCCACATATCCGGGGTTTGACAATTCTTTGATGTCCTCATATTGCTTTGTGTTTGGAAAATGTTTTTTTAATATACTCCTCTGGAATGGCTCGATCTCACAGTTCCACAGAGTCTCTATGCCAACCCATTCCGCTTCAGTCTCAAATCCTCCTATACCAGAAAATAATGATCCATGTGTCATATCTCCTTGGTTTTGGCAAACACCACACTCTCGTGATCTGGCCTCAAATGGGCCATGCAAGCCTTGCTGTACTCGCAAAATCTCGCTCCCTCGTCCCGGAAGACGCATCCCCTGCACGGGATCTTGTTCTTTCCATTGTAGTACGGCCTGTACTTTTCCACGATAATTTTCATGTCTCCTACCAACACGATCAAACCGGTAGGGGTGTTTCTCAATCTCTCTGTTATTTCCATGTTACTCTATATCTGTTTTCTTTACCCTGTAATGTGTCCCATTGATCTCTTTAACGGCAAAGTCAGAGAACGTTGCCTCTCCCTTGGACACCATCTTACATACGTCGTTGTAAGAGTATAGCTTGGCTCTCTTGTCAAACTTGATGATATCCGCTATGTTAAGCTCCTTGTAGTTGAAATTGTCAATAAGATGGTTGATAGCGTCATTAAGCCGTTTTGTGGTGAACTTATTCGCCCTTACCCTTTCCGCTAACAAATTGAAGAACGGATCTCCCATTTTCGGGAATGCGGTCATCAATCTGCTGATAGATACGGCTATTTCTCGTGGCTCAGCTAAATCCCCGGTATAGAGACTTACGCTGCACTCACCGTTTGGATTCCTCGAAATCGGCTCGGGCGATTCCCTCTGCGATATTTCGAAGGAACTCGTTTGGATCGCGGTTGCATTGTTGAGTATTTGGCCTATTTTTGTTGTCATAATTGCCTGATATTACTTTCTCGAAATTAGTTGGCTTGATAAGCCAGTCAAAAGAGGCTCGCCATCCATTTTTATTCTGACCCTTGAGGAAATCGCTGTTTAATGCCATTTGTATCATCCTCGCGAAGGTTTCTTTCCCGTATGTCTTGATACGTGCGTTTATCATCCCTTTTCGCTTGTCTGACAGAGGCATCCGTATATTTCCGAACGCTCCTTGCGTTTTTTCATTGAAAAATTTGACAAGTTCCGCGTAATCAATCCGTCCATCGTGCGGATGTGAAGTCGCACATACAGGAGATTCGTTAGAATCTTCTGTTATATTTTCCTCTTCCTTTTCCTCTTCCTTTATAGGCACTGATTGTTCAGTGAACGTTCCGTGATTAATCAGTGATTGTTCAGTGAATTTAGATAAGATATTGTCTAACTTGTTTTTAGGTATGTTCAAATCGTCAACATTCGGTCGGTTTATCACTTGATGCCGAGCGAATTTAGGCAGATATATGAAATTCTCATTATTATAAGAGAACTGACATATAAATCCATTTGTCGCAAGCTCTGATAACCATTTCTCAAACTGTTGAACCTGAATTTGGTCATACGGGAATATCTTAGACTTTAACCATATCGTGTCACCGATCACAACGCCGACATCATCGGAGAAAGTCCATAATCCTATGTATAGGAGTCTGGAGTCTCTGCTGATCTTACCTATTTTGGAATCGTCCCAGAATTTAGGCTTAATTGTCCTTATCCGTGCCATGCTTATTTCTTTTTAGGTGTGTCATTTTTATGTAGTTTTATTTTTTAGACAATACAATATACTCCCCGGCCTAGACCGGGGCTTTTAAAATTTAATACGTGAGTAGGGTAGGGCTATTTGATAGTCCTCTTGATCTCGTCCATCAACCTCTCTGTTATCCTCTTGTCGTGCCACTCGTGCCATTCGGTGAATAGCCCCTTGGCGGCGATGAAGAAGAAGCAAGCGTTCTTTAGCTCCGTCTCTTGCGAAGACGTGATACGTGACCATCTGAGCTGTTCTTTCACGTGCTCCAGTTCCTTGGAAAGCTGGTCGTTCTCCTTGGATAGGCGGTTGATGCGGATAGTTTGTTGACGTGCTGTTGGAGTGCTCATAACGCACCTCCTTCCATCCCGGCTAAAATGAATGCGGACATCAATAAGATTAGTACCTTGACATAGCCGATAACGTCGTTCTTGTTATCGCATTCGAGCAAGCCGAATGACATGAAGGTTAATAGCTTGGCGATGGATCGCCATGATAGGAAGCTCGTTTCGTGAGCGGACGTGGTTGTGCAATTACTGTTGTTCGTTACACTCGCAGATTTCATAGGACTTGGCATGTTAATGAAATTTAAGTATATAAAAAAGGCTATCGCCCCACGAACCGCCAAGTCCAAGTTAAAACACAAGTGTCGTAACCCATGTGGATTGATAGCCTTTATATCTTTGTAGATATAACACGCCATGTCTAGCCATAAAAATAGCTACGACAAACTTGTTTTCTAATACTTGAACTGGCGGGTCCACTGCAAAGATACAACTCAAATTCAAAATGCCAAACAAAAAACTAATATTTATCTTTCTTATTTACGCTTCTATATGCGTAATAAATGGCAGACAAAAAATTTAGTATTACTATTATAAGCAATGCGGTTTGTAAAAATTTCGGCATACCGGACACCTACCAAGCAACCCGAGCGTATCAGATGCGCCGATTGCGTGCACGGCAAGCCTCACAAGGGTCTGGCCGTATGGTGCGAGATATTGAACACCGGGAGGGTAGCTAACTCCCTACGGTATTGTCACAACTACAAACAACGATAACTTATATGAGAACTATCAAAGCGAACACTAAGGCAAACGGGGATATACTCCCGGAGCCTAAATTCAAGAGGATACCCGTAAGGGTTGACAAGAACACGATCATCCTCGTAAGGGAGGGATTGAACGTGGAAGAGCATCTAAAAAGATTCAAGGACAAGGACAACACGCCACCGGGATATATCCCGTGGTTCTAAAAAAACTTCAATATGAAAACATATCAATTTGAGGAGATTTCATTTTGGCTATCGTTTATAGCCTTCATGGTAAGCCGTATTTCTTAGCCATTCAAGTAGTCTTTTATAAGCGCAATGAAATCGTCCAGCGATCGGCATATCTCATATCTGTACCCTTGAGCCTCTACCGCCTTCTGGAATGCCTTCTGGCTGTCCTGTTGCCGGCCTTTTCTTGTCTTCATTTCCACGTACAGACCGTGATGGACGTTATTCGGGACTGAAAGGAACAGATCGGCGACCCCTGCCAATGCCCCTTCCGCTTTCAGTATAGCCCCGGTTACCGTGTCCCTCCGTCCTCCGTTCGGGACGCTAAAGAAGCATCCTGCGTATCTCGGGTATTGGAGACGGAAGTATCTGACGCAAGCTTGCTGGGTCTGTGATTCGATGTTCCTCATTTGTACTTGTCGTCTATAAGCATTAATACAATAAAAATTATCGCTATGACGGCGAATATGAACGTTATCACCCCGAAGGATAATAACAGGCTTTGAAAAATGTCACTCATAATCGTAATTGTCAAAATCGTCCGGATCGTAATCCGGAATGTCGTTACCGAAATCCATGATTGTTATTTGTATTCGTGATGGTAGCGGGACTCGAACCCGCACGAGTGGAGTTTTCTCAGGACTTTCACCTGATAGTTTTGTTATTGGCACGTTGCGGTGACATTCGGCCTTACCCGTTATACTTCCTTTGGCTAGTTCAGTTTATTTTACGATAACCTTCATTCAACCACTCTATAAGGAATTAACTTTAGCGTCTACCAATTCCGCCATACCACCGTGTTTGCCCCGCATATCCTCACGGACGGCGGGGATAATCATTAACTAACCTAAATCAAATACTATGGAAAACACGAAACTTGCGTTATTATATCTCTATTATTACGATATCTGGAGCGATCTTTCTGATGGCATCCAGTTGCGCGTCAATCACTTTATTCTTGCATTCCTCAATGGCTTCATTTGCCCCGGCTGACACAAGGGATAGCGAAACGTCTCTTCCGTCCACATCAGCGTAAATCTCAACCTCGATTTCCTCACACGCAAAACCCTTGAAAAGTGGGATGTTCAACTTGAACGACCCCGGGAGATTGGAATCAACCACCTGCGAATAGTTATCGGTTCTGCTGCCATTCTCTTCCTTGCTTCGCTCTATGTCTTGGTTTACCTTTGCCTTGAAGTTTTTCAAGGCAGATACCAGCGTCATGTTTTCCGATTTGTCCTTGAAGAAGGCACGATGCATCTTGAAGAACTTGGATAACTTGATAGGTTCCCACTTCTTTTCCGCATTGATACCAAACTCAACCATTTCTTTGGACGGCTGTAATACTCCAGTAATACGGTTTCTATAATAATCGGTCTCTTTGTCCACTAAAGATATTTCCATATCATCACGGTTTACCGTTATATTTGCCCGCTTTTGATCTATAAGCCGCACTCGTTTTTCGAGCCAACGCAAAGGGCTGTCAATCGTTCCTTCAATATCAACGGGAGTTGGTTCTTTCGGGTCGAGCGCTACGGGTGCTTTTCCTTCTCTCAATACTACTTCGATTGGTGCACCACTATAATCTTTCGGTACAACCACATTTAATTTGTTCTCACTCATGATTCTGTTCCTGTTTTACGATTAATATTAAAAATTGATTTCTGCATTTCTTGGGGTTGCATCCTCCGGAAATAGACAAGTTCGCCGGCACCATTATAATAATTGGCTTCCTTGTTCTCGTGATCAAGGAACTTATAGCACTTGTCCTTGATATCCTCGGATTTACGCTTGATCTGGTCAAGATATTTTGCTTTGGCCGTATTAAGCGGTTTTAGCCGTGATTTGTACGACTCCATCCAGTCCGCTTTCTCCTGTTCCAATTCGGCTATATCAATTGACGTGTCCGCTAGCTTGGTCTTGATCTCATTCAACTCGTCCTCGGTAAAAGGATGATTGTACCAGATCTCCTCGACGGCGTCGCATGAGTCCTCTAGGACTTGCGGCCTGTTTGATAAAGGCTCGTTTTGAGCGATGAATTTTTCCATATACTTTAATAATTAATGTTATACTTTTTTCTGTCATATTGTGGGATATATCCTTTGCAAGGAGTATTCCCGTCAAATAAGGCCGATTCCGGCCTTACAGTTTCCCCATCTTTTTTAGACGGGTCTGTCCAATGCCTCTGCCATCAACGGCAGAGGCAATGTCTTTTAGAACATGCCTCATTGAGGCAGAATATCAGTTCTTTCATCTTGGATTATTTTCTCGAGTTTCTTTAGATCCTTTTTGGCCAATCTTACGGTATCGGCTATCCTTGGTCTTCCCTTGGAATCCACGTGTTCTAGGATAACCGATAGATGGCGGGACAGTGTTTTAATGAAAGACTCGGATAGCTGGTACCTTTTAGCCATGGCCGTTATTTTTTATAAAAGCCTTGAAACCTCACGATACCTAGATACTCGGGAGATTTCATCAGTCCGTCCCCCATGCCGCCCAACGTCTCGGCTCCCGGCTCGTCAAGAACAACCTTGGAGTCAATCTCCTTAGGTACACGGAAGCATATCTGTACGGGGAAATTCACCTTAGCGTCTCCCGTGATCACGTTAACCGACGCTCTTTGCGTAGCCGCCATGATCCGGAACCCAAGCGATCGTCCCTTTTGTAACAACATCTTCAGATTCTCCTCCAATGACTTCTCACGGCCAACCGTACGTAGTTCCATTTTAGGCTCGAGGAAACCGAAAGCGTTCTTTCGCTGGCCAACCTCGACCATTTCCTTTATGTCAAGTTCCGTTCCCGAACGGGAGGACGCTACTGCGTCGGCGAACTCATCGAACACCACCAGCGTTTTCCATGATACCCTCGATTTAGCCCTTTCCTGCATATCCTGTACGAGCTCTTTCATCTTGGCCTCTATTTCTTCTATATCATTATAGACCTTTATGTATTTCTCGGAGGAATAATTACAGAACTCGTATTTCGGATCGAAAATTACGATGTCCCGGATACCGGCTAAGCGGGCGTATTCTATCGTGGATATGATACACACGGATTTACCGCTACCGGTAGCTCCGCAAATCAAGGCGTGAGGCGTGGAGTTGTTATCGAGATCCCACACCACGAGCCTTCCGAAGTTATCCGTTCCTATGGGAATCCTCATGCCGTCGATATACTTCTTGTCCCAGTACAAGGACTTGGTTCTTTTCTTCGGTGATTCTATGGAGAGGTAGGATTTTCCCTCATACACCATAAGCTCGTTACCCATCCTTATGGATGGCACGTCCAGCGCGTTCGCTATGTCTAGCTTGTATTTCATCACTGTCGTGATCTTTGTCCCAGCGGATACCTCTAGCAGATACGTGTCTGACGAGTACCCGTTAATCTCCTTGGACACGTTCACGATCACCCCGAATGTCCGTAGGATATGTTCTATTTTCTCGCTGTTTGTCATATTACTATTGGATAAATCGTATTGAATGAATGAGGAAGCGTTCCTCTTGAACTCGGATATTACCTTGGGGTTTACCGATCCAAGGGAAGCGTCCCGTATTTTTTTCTGTCTCTTCGATATCAATTCCTTCTTTGACTCGGGCACGTTGAAATCATCGACCTCCGCTATCAGCGTCTTGGCCCAGAAATTATAAAGCTCGGCCCTGTCCACGAAGTTGTCGCTATCGTTGATCATGTACACGTAATCCGGATCGGACACGGCCTCTATCATCCTTTTTAGCGGCTCGTACAATATGGCCTCGTAAAGCTTCCTCGTGTCGTTATCGAGATTGATCACGAATTTCTTCAACTGGGAGGAGCCGTCCTTGTTTTTCGATATCTTGTTCTCCACGAACCATACCTCGTCAACATTCTCCCCGAAGCGGGACTCATAGCACTTAACGTAGGTCATCGCCTGTTTCCCGCAGGTAAACGTTAGCTCCTCGTCATCGGTGAACTTGGCCCTTGACTTATGGTCTATGATGACCGTCTGACCGCTTTCCGTCCTTATCGCCAAGTCTAGCCTAGCGTGGCAGGGCAGGGGGATGTCCACCCCGTTTACCGTTACCCATTCCTCGCACCTTAATTCCACGGCGATTATCCCCTTGATACCGGAAAGATAGATATCCTTCTCCCCGTAGAAGTTATTGATAAGCCTCGTGGCGTTCTTGGTGGCCTCGATCTTGCATTCCTCTACGGTAGGTGTCGTTTTCTGTATCTTCCAATCATTCGGGTGTACCTCCTCTATGTATGAGAACGCTACCCTCTCCATTTCCGTGATCGGTATTATCTGCCCCTTGCGCTGTAGCTCCATAAAGAAATACTCCAAGGCCGAATGATAGGCGTTACCCGCTACCGTGCTGGAGGATGATCTGGATCTTTCCCGGTAAATCTCCCGTTTCTCGAACTCCTTCTCGTTCCGGGAGAAAGAGGCTACCTTGCTGTAACTCCAAGAGTCGATAAGGTAGTTTGATAAATGCTCCTCCAGCTCGGCGTTGGTATAGGATGAGTACTTGTTCATGGCATGTCCTCTTTGTTTTTGCCCTTAGACTGTCTCATCGCCTCCTTTTTTTGATCGACATCTTTCTTTGTCTCACGAATTGGAAGGATTAGATCGTTTACCGTGGTATCCCCGTCCTTTAACGCTTGTATGATCCCGATCAGCATGGCGATCTCGTCGGGGCCTATCTGATTGCTGGTCTGTTTGCCGCATAGCTTAATGACCTCCTCTTCCGTTATGGCGTATTCGTTCTTGAACTTGTTGATGATATTAGTTCTCGTTTTTAATATCTTGTCAGCGTCGGATAGATCCCCCGTGATGAATTTTTGGGCGGCTTGATAGACCCTGTCCACTATGGCCTTGGGGATAACGGCGAATACGGAATTGCGATAAGCTATGGAGTTGGCGGCGTTTCCCGTTACGGTAATCATGTCGTCTGAGTAACGTTTCCCCTTGCTATCCACTATGCTCCTGCGAACCTCGAACGCGGACGCTACGTTTGTCTCCAGATCCCAGCATGTACCCCTGCTGATGATCTGCTTGTCCGTTATCTGGATAACCTTGGCCTCAGTCCTGATATTACCCCAATTGGATACGATTATCTTGGCGAGGTGTACGGATGGCCCAGTAATAGGTTTCCCTCCTCTTGGCAAGGCATAACTGCATGACCTTGCCGTGTCTTGATTCATCGTGGCCATTACCACGGAATTATCAATACTCCTTCTGATATCCCTAGGATATCTTTTCGCGGTCGCAACTTGTGAGTCCACGTTTGCTCTCTCAACCGCATCTACCTGTAAAATTTGTACTTCATGGCTTTCTACTGGAAGTACCTCGTAACTGCTTGATTCCATGATTATTTATTTTGAATGATTTTCTTTACCAATATAAAGTGCTGGTTTCCCAATCTCGTTGATACCGATCGTCCTCGGATTCTGTTTCCTCCTCCCCGTCGTACTCTGGTTCGCCGTCGGGGTCTTTGATGTAGATGTCTCTCATGCGATCCTCCGATAAGCAATGCCTTGGGACTATTGTATTTCTTTAAATACCCCTCCAGCTAATTTGTAATATGTATCCGCCTTTATCTTCTCCCCATCAACAAATTCCGTTTTTACGCAAACGGGGATATATCTTTGCTTTTTATCAGAATAAGACCATTCGGATAATGTTATCCATGATCCTTTTGAGGCTTTTGCTACAGAGTTAATACCTGCGCACATGATGACACAGCCTTCGCCTGTGCTGTCTATCTTGGCACCGTAGCCGGATGATCCTATCTTGGCACCGTCGCCGGATGATCCTATCTTGGCATAGTTGCCGGATGATCCTATCTGGGCATCGTCGCCGGATGATCCTATCTTGGCACCGTAGCCGGATGATCCTATCTTGGCATAGTTGCCGGATGATCCTATCTGGGCATCGTCGCCGGATGATCCTATCTTGGCACCGTAGCCGGATGATCCTATCTTGGCATAGTTGCCGGATGATCCTATCTGGGCATCGTCGCCGGATGATCCTATCTTGGCATAGTTGCCGGATGATCCTATCTTGGCATAGTTGCCGGATGATCCTATCTTGGCACCGTAGCCGGATGAATTATCCTTTATGCTCGTTTTTATTTTTTCAGGTGATGTGATCTCTTTTAGCCACTCAACTCCAAGATTGATCATGTCAGCCAATTTTAACTCTGCTTTTATTTTTATTTTCGAGGAGCAAATCTTTGTCCCTCTATCCTTCTTGGATATATTTCCGTCTTGCTCTACTTCGCAAAACCTAGAGTCTATCATAGTATAGTGATCAAAAACATCAAACGGGCTTTCGCAAGCGTGAAATCCTCTGTTACACACCTTGATCTCTCCATCCATCTCATATTCCTTGCCTATTTCATATTGAAAATCCCGGCATTTTAAATTTTTGTCAAATCCCTTGTAAGATTTTATAGCAACCATTTTATTTATCGTTTATTAGTTCTACAATGTCTTTTCTTATCTCTATCAATTCTTCTTTGCTAAGTGTCTTTAATTCGTCTAAGATATCGTCCTTCCTCGATCGATTCGGTCTTGATGGGGCTTGTACCACGTACAACACCCCGAAATCATTTATCTGACTCATAAGTCATTATAACTATTTGGCGTACCACAATAAAGATTGATATGATCGCTAGGATCAAGAGGTGAATATTGAATGGCTTATCGTACCACTCAAATATTGACACTATTGACATTAGCCCTAGTACGGTAGCAGCGATCATCCTTAACGAGAAGATGATAATGCTTTTAATGGCCCGGAATATCTTCCAGAGCCATGCTTGGTTTTTCTTTATCATATGTTGTTGATTTAAATTTGTCAATGTGAAAAGGCCTCATATCCTCACGGACGGATACCTGCGTTGCAAAATTGTGACTGATTTTCTGTTGATTGAATAAGCACCCCTAGGGGTGAAACGTGCTCCCTGCCGGTCTTGAACCGGCGACCCTAAAGGCTCTGACCAGCTGAGCTAAGGGAGCGTTTGCCGGGGAATCCCACCCCGGCACAGTTTAAGTAAAAACTAATATTCCTTCCTGCCTCACGGCGGTATATTAAGGTCTTGGTTGAGAAGTGTATAATAATTAGCAATGTGATTTAAGCGTGGTAGCCGGGGGAACTCGAACCCCCTGTAACCCTGAATAATAATATGAATTTATTATGGTTAGCTACCTGCCCTAGCCATTTCCTAGGGTGGGATTCTTCTTTCTTTCATTGTTATAAAACTTGGTTATTAATAGGTCTATCGGTCTTTTTCGTCAACATCTTCAACCTCGCTCTCGAGATCGTTCTTGATCTCATTGATAGCTTGGATGGTATTGTCCGCATTGATAATCGTCTCCTTGTACTCGATCAATTGATTGATCTTGCTCTTGTAATTTACCCCGTCGTCACCTAGGTTGTTTATCTCCTCGTGATACCGGATGTCGGCTAATACCTTTTGCTCCTCTACGTTGTTTAACGCCGAGTCAAGCGCTCTCATGATCTCTTGACTCCTTAACTCTGACAGTCTCTCTGTTTGTTTTTTACCCCTAAGGATAGAAAGGATCTTTTTCATACTCTCAATAATTTTGTTGTTTTTATTAAATGGATTTTATCGCTATGTGATCCTCCATTATTAATCATTTGGAGGAGCACATCTATTCCTCTTTCTATATCGGTGTTTGGATAAGTTCCCCATCCATAGCCGCCGAAACCTTCTACAAGATTCTTTTTTTCTGATTGATTCTCCATTTCGTGTTTTATCTTTAAAAAAATAACGTTTTCTTTATCCGGCCTGCAATAAGAATCACAAAACCATTCTTGCTCTTTTCCTCCGCATCCTTGACATCTTTCTTGGAAATAGCACTTCTCGCATTCTTGCCACTGCTTGCTGTCCAAGTTCTGTGTTATGACAAGTAGCGTGTCTTTCCCAACAGTTACCGTGCTCCCGATAGGGATTGATATCAGTTTGTTGTGCAATTCTTGATCTTTCATTCATCTATATTTTAGATCCCCCACAACCTCCAACGGTTTCGAACCCGAATCATAGACGGGTGGGGGAGTATTTATCACTAACGTAAAGCCGTAGTTCTCAGATTGACCGTCTTTCCGATCTGTCGTCATCTTTTTTGTTCTCGGGAGCCTATTCGATTGGCGGCTCACGCCTTCAGACCCGAGATATGCGTTGAAGAGGATAGGGTTAACCAATGTCTGACTCATAACACCCCAAGGGAAATCCTCTATAATACATTACATGTATACATTATTAATTATATGTATAAATCCAATACCGGAACCGATTAAACTACATCGGGAGCAAGGACTATCGTCCTTTCCTGTATTTTCACCTTACGCTTATCCCGTTTATATCTCGTATACCTTTTGATAGCCATAAGGATTTTTTCTCAATAAGTCAAAGAACTCTTTTTAGTAGCCCTTCCGGGACTCAAACCCGGGACCTGCGGTTTAGGAAACCGTCGCTCTGTTCCGCTGAGCTAAAGGGCCTTTTTCTCTCCGGCCTTCACAGGAGGGAGAGATAGTTTTCATATATAATTCAAAAGTTATCTTACTTTAATTTTAGCGGACTTGATCAATCTGCCTCTCATTTCTCTCTCGAGGTCCAGTCTCTGCCTTTTTCTATTTACGGCCTCCACTTCTGGACGCAAGGAATATATCTCTGCGTAAATGGATCTAGCCTCCAATAAAAGAGCTTCTGCCCGTGATAGCAATGTCTGGTATCTTTTATCGTTTACTTCCATAACGCCTTTTTATTCTTTGATTTTCTTTTTCCTGCTCCTTGCATAATCGCTGTATGGCGATCAAGTGTTTCCGTTCCGCTGGAAGCATCTGGTCTATGTCAGTCCTCCCGTGCAGCTTGGCATTGTAAATGTTTCGCCTATGTACCCCAGCCATTTGAGCGGCGTAGGTTATGCTTACATGGTGTCTCTTGGCATCCGTTAAAACTTCATCGAGTAAACTCATAGCCTAACCTCCACGTTTGATAAGACACCGCCATAAAATTTCAAAGCCTTTGATCTGATTAAATTCGCATTCTCCGTATCGGACACACCACGTAACGCATAACGTACGGATACTACAGATGTCCCAGTGTCAGCGGCTATCTTCTTGATAGCTCCATGAGGTACGATAATTTCTCTTTTTCTTGCCATCTTATTGTCTTTTAAATATTTAGTCCTTATATTTGCGAATCGCTACCAACTTTTTCGATTGTGAAAGTGGTTTCGATCTTGATTTCGATTACAAATATAGGACATTTGTCCATATTAAAAGTAAACAACAAGGACAAATGTCCCATAAGTAACAATTATTAACTTTATTGAGATATGAGTACAATAAACGATCGGATTAAAATGATTGTAAATCAAATGTTTAATGGTAATACTAGCGAATTTGAACGTGCTTCAAAAATTAATCCTTCTACAGTGAAAAATATAATTGGAGGACGTTTGACAAAACCTTCTTATGATGTTTTAGAAGCAATCATTAGGAATAATGTCCTATTATCCGCTGAATGGCTATTACGTGGGGAAGGGGAGATGCTGAAACAATCTAATATCTCTCAAGATGAAGATTCTTCGCAAAAGAACACCGATCAAAATGCAGAGTATTGGAAACATATAGCTCTTTCAAACATGGAGATCATGACCTTGCACGTAGATGATCTAAATGCTAGAATCAAAGAATTAGAGGCCGAGATACTTAATCTTAAATCTAATGGAAGTATGGAACTGTCCTCAAGCGCAAATCCCGCTTAAATAGGGCAACAAAAAAGAACATAATATATGGCTAAAGGAAAAACAAGTATATCCATGCCTTTTCATTTATATATAATGTACACATGATATAAGAAAAAAACAAGAAATTACATTAATATAACACAAAAAAAACTGTTATAAAACACACCGTTCTTGAAATCCAAGTCTTTGGGCTATTTGTTCTTATAGAACAAATTTTTAATTCTATGGACAATAAAGAAACACTAAAACAGTTAGCCTTTGTCACTTCCCAGATAAAGGAGTTATGGATTGTAAT